AGGAGCTAGGGGAGTTAACAACATTGCCTCTAAGCTTCTTCTTGCTTTGTTTCCGCCAAATGCCTCTTTCTTTCGTTTGGTAATTGATCCCTATAAATTAAAAAAGCTTGGAGGAGGGGAAGAATTAAAAGTTGAGATGGAAAAAGCTTTGGCTGAAATTGAAAATGCAGTAAGTAAAGAGATTGAAACTTCAGCCCTTCGTGTTCCTATTTTTGAGGCTTTAAAACATCTTGTTGTTGCTGGGAATGCTTTGATTTATTTTCCTGAGAAAGGAGGAATGCGGGTATTTAAGCTTGAAAACTATGTAGTCAAGCGTGATCCGTTTGGAAACATTCTCCACATTGTGACAAAAGAGTGCGTGGCTCCTTCAGCCCTTCCTGAAGAAGCAAAGGCGATGTACAAAAAGCACGAAAAACAAGAAGGCGATGAATATTCTAATGATGACAGCGTTGATTTGTATACTTGCATTCACCGCCGGGATAATAAATGGGAGATTTATCAGGAAATTGAGGGCGAAATGGTTCCTGATTCTGATGGAGAATATCCAATTGATAAATGTCCTTTTATCCCTCTTCGCTACAGCCGTATTGATGGTGAAGATTATGGGCGTGGATTGGTTGAGGAGTATTTAGGAGATTTGCGTTCTTTGGAAGCCCTGACACAAGCTATTGTGGAAGGTTCTGCTTCTGCGTCCAAAGTGTTGTTTTTGGTTAATCCTAATGGAACTACAAAAATTAAATCTTTGGCTGAATCCAAAAATGGGCAATTTATTTCTGGAAACATAACTGATGTAAGTGCTCTCCAGCTTCAAAAGTACGGAGATTTTCGAGTGGCAAAGGAAGTTATGGTGGAAATTCAAACCCGCCTTGCCTTTGCGTTTTTGCTTAACTCATCTGTCCAGCGTGACGCAGAGCGAGTCACGGCTCAGGAAATCAGGTTTATGGCTCAAGAACTGGAGACTGCTCTTGGAGGAGCTTACTCAATTCTCAGCCAAGAATTCCAACTTCCTATGGTGTCCCGCATTATGGAAAGAATGGGCAAAGCTAGTCGCTTGCCTAAGCTTCCTAAAAACGATCTTATTCGTCCTATGATTATTACCGGGGTAGAAGCCCTTGGCCGTGGGAACGATTTAACGAAACTTGATCTTTTCTTGTCCGGGCTTGCTCAGATTTTTGGCCCTGAAGCTATGATGCAATTTGTAAATGTTGAAAATTACCTTAAGCGTAGAGCTACTGCCTTAAATATTGATACGGAAGGACTTGTAAAAACTGCTGAACAAATAGAGCAACAGAAACAGCAAAATATGGCTTTGCAGTTGACAAATAACCTTGGGCCTCAGACAATCAAGGGAATATCTGATGTCGCTAGTAAAACTATGCAACAGCAGATGCAACAAAATCAGCAGTAAACAAAAATAAGCAAGGAGAAATAAAATGGACAGAGTTCAGGTTCCAGCGAATGCGTCTGGCCCGGTGAATACCGAACAAGCCACGCCCACACCAACCCCTAATGCGATTGAGCCTAGGGTTCAAACTAATCAGACCAATGTGGCATCTAGCACAGAAAAACCTGATTGGCTTCCTGAAAAATTTAAAAGTGCTGAAGAGATGGCAAAAGCCTACTCTGAGCTTGAAAAGAAACTTGGTGGGCAACAGGAAAACCAAGAAAATCAGCCTGAAAACAATCAGGCAAATGAACAGCAAGTTACTCCTGAGGAAACAAAAGCTTTTCAGGAATGGGAAAATAAGTTTTCAGGGTTTTCCAAGGAATACTTTGAAAAAGGCCAGCTTAGTCAAGAGTCTTACGCAAAGCTTACCCAAATGGGTTATCCTCGTTCCATTGTGGATGCCTATATTAATGGGCAAATTGCAATCTCTAACCAAGGCTCTCAGCAGTTAATGTCTGAGATTGGCGGTGAAAATGGCTTTAAAGAAATGCACGATTGGGCTTTGGATAATCTTTCTCAGGATGAGATTGATTCTTACAATGCTTTTCTTGAAACCGGGGATCAACGCCAAGCCAGTTTTGCCGTAAAGGGTATGTACGCCCGATACAAGGCTTCAATGGGTAAACAGCCTAAGCTTATTGGGGGCACTCAATCTGAGGCCACAAGTTCGGCATTCCGTAGTGTTGCTGAGCTTACAAGTGCTATGGCTGACCCTCGTTATAAAAACGACCCGGCTTACAGAAAAGATGTTGAACGGAAGCTTGCAAATAGTAATGTTCTGTAAGTAAAGAAAGGAAAAATATATGACTAAAGAAGTGATTCAATCCCTTGCTCGGCATATTCTGACCGCCCTCGGTGCTTTGCTTGTTTCCAAGGGTGTTGTTGGACACGCTGAAACTGAAGCCATTGTTGGGGGCATTGTTGCCTCTATTGGCCTTGGTTGGTCAGTTTGGGACAAGTTTAAGAATCGGAGTTAAGCCGTGTTTGGGGCTATTATAGAAGCCCTATTGATGGCTATATACCGAATTATCAAAGGGGAGGCTCAAGATGCTTCAAAACCAGCTAAAGCTGAAGAACTTGGGCCTCCTCCTTTGTATGTTAGGGAGCGTTGGAATAAGCGGGTGTGCGACTTTATCGGAAAGCAAAAAGGTAGTAATAGTCCACGAAAGTGACGCTTTGTTTAAAATAGGCCCAAATGTAAGGGGTCAGGTGTATTTTTGGAACGGCAAAGAGTGGGAATTGTCAGAAAATGAAATTAAACTTCCAGAAGGATGGTTGACAGGCCCACTTAATTCTGCTAAGGACTCAAAATAGATTTTTGAAAAAGGAATCTAGTCAAGTAGCACTAGCCCCTCTACGGAGGGATAACTAAGCTGTCGAAAGCGGACATCCCAATCAAAAAGCGTTGAAGCTGAGTGGCTTTGACATTGTTTGATTAATATTAACCCGAAAGGAAACAAAGAAAATGGCTCTTACAACCTTTTCTCGTCCCGGTCGTGTAAACAACGCTGGTGACGCTAATACGCTGTTTCTCAAGAAGTTTGCGGGTGAAGTGCTGACTACCTTTGAAACCAATGCGGTTTTCAAGCCTCTGCACCTTGTTCGCACTATTGAGAGTGGCAAATCCGCTTCGTTCCCGGTTACTGGAACTGCGGAAACCCGCTATATGACTCCGGGGGATAACCTCCTCACGGATTCTGTGGGTGCAAACTCATATCTCTCTGGCATCGCCCACGGCGAACAGGTGATTGACATTAACAACTTGCTGACCTCCAGCACCTTCATCGCTAAGATTGAGGAAGCGAAGAATCACTTCGATGTTCGCTCGATCTATACCGAGGAAATTGGCCGTGCTCTGGCGAAGAAATTCGATCAGACCATTGCCCAGCTTGTGGTCAACGCTTCCCGCACGGCGGTTTCGGCCCCGAAAAAGGCTGGTAGCGGTTCCGTTAATATCGGAACTGGTGCTGGTATTACCGGGATTACCATTGCCAAGGGCATCTATGATTCGGCTGTTAAGCTGGATCAGGTTGATGTTCCCGATGATGGCGAGCGTTATTGCGTTCTTCCGCCCGATCATTATGCACTTTTGGTGCAGAATGTCGGCCACCCGGATAAGGCCAATGCGGTTGGCTCTTACGCCAAAAACAGCATTGTTGAAGTTGCCGGGGTGAAGGTGCTGAAAAGCAATAACCTTCCCTCTATGGGAGCTTCGGCTACGGCTGAAACTAACTCGCTTGTGAATTACAACGATAATACCACCTACGCCAATGTGGGCGGTGTTGTGTTCCATAAGAATGCGGTTGGTACTGTTAAACTGCTCGATCTTGCCGTTGAATCGGAGTACAAGATTGAACTTCAGGGCACATTCATTGTGTCGAAGTACGCTATGGGTCACGGAGTTCTCCGTCCTGAGTGTGCGGTTACGCTGAATAAGGCTTAATAGGTCTTAATAGAAAGCCTCTGCAAGTAGTAGATTTAATCTTCCGGGTAAATTATCATAATTGGGCTTAGTCCCTTCCTTGCTTATCCCGGTTTTAGGTTAAATCTTTACTTGCAGAGGTTTTTCTTTTTCTGTAGAAAGGTTCGTATATGGCTAGTACCCCTACTTCTAAACTAGAAGCACTTAATTCAATTCTTTCTTACGCAGGGGAAGCACCGATTACTTCTTTGGATTATGTGGCCGATTCTGTTAGTGCCACTATTGCCAATAATGTTTTAAATGAGGTTGATCGTTCTTTTCAAACTAAAGGATGGTCTTTTAACACGGATATTGATTACACATTTGTTAGAGATGTCGCCAACAACATCTATGTTCCCAGCAACGCTATTCGAATCAATGTTTTAGAATCCACTTACCCGACTCTTAAAGTAGTTCAGCGTGGAACCAAACTTTATGACGCTAAAGGCAAAACCTATGTATTTGCCACGAATATTGTTGGAGAAATGGTTTCACTTCTTGATTTTGACCTTCTTCCTGAATCGGCAAGAAACTATATTGTTATTCGATCAGGCCGAATGTTTCTTTCACGGACAAGGGCAGATGAGGCACAAGCTAAAATTACAGAATTGGATGAGCAACTAGCTTTTGCAAATTTCCTAGATTATGAGGTTCGTTCCGGGGCAGACACTAATTTTTCTAAATATTCTGCTGAGTTAGAAGCTTTGGGAATTAACCAAGCCATTTTCCTTGCATCTTCTGTAGATGACAAGTTAAAGCTGGTTCAAACCTCTGCCACTAACCTTACTGAAAGGCAAGGAAGGCTTTATTATCAAAACCGAATTGAGAATAAAACCACTTCTGCTTCCGATACCTACGATACATACAGGACGCAATTTAATCGCCTTGGGATGTCTGAAAAAGAGTTTCTGGCTCTTGATCCGCTTCAAAAAGAAGAAGCTTTGGTTATTGCCAAAGGAACTAGTACTACCTCTGATGCTAGGGCTACCGCTTTTAATACTGCCAACATTCAGACTAACCTTAGGAAGCTTGGAATTAAGTTCTCGGACTTTCTAGGTCTTAGCCGTGAACAACAACAGCTAATGCTGGATGGTGCTTCTGGTTTGGATAATGTTATCGCCAGTACAAGCGTTGCAGTTGCTAGTTTTGAAAATGCTTCAAATAGAAACAAAGCAATTAATCAAATTTTAAGATATCTAAACATTCCCCCGGTTAGCAGTTTAACTGCCTCTGACTCTTCTTACACCGCTGATAAGCTTTTATCAGAAATGGAAAAGCTTGTTCAGGCTGAAGGATGGCATTTTAATACAGAAAAAGAATTTACTTTAGTTCGTGATGTAAACAACCAAATTGATTTATCTCAAGTTGCTTTGCCTGTTCTTCAAGTTGATGCTGACAAATATCAAGACTATAAGCATAATATTGTTGTCAGAGACGACAAGCTTTGGAATGTAAATAAATCTACATCTATTTTTAGCTCAAATGTCAAAGCTGAGCTTGTTTTACAACATTCTTGGAACAACATCCCGGCTCCTATTCAGCGTTACATTATTGCCAGAACTGCAAAAGAGCTTTCTGCAAGTATGGGCAGGGCTGATGCAACTCAGGCTCTTGCTATAGAAGAAGCAAGGGCTAGGGCAGAAGCAATTCAATACAACAGCGAACAAGGAGACTACACTATTTTTGATACTTACGATGTTTCTAGGATTTTAGATAGGTCTATTGGGTATTCCACACCCACCAGTTAAGCTATGCCTAACATAGTTTCAAACATCCCTAATTTTGTTAGCGGGGTAAGCCAACAGCCCCGGACAATGCGGTTTCCTTCTCAAGCCGAAGAGTCTATTAACGCTTTTCCTTCCGTAGTTGAGGGTTTAACAAAGCGTCCTCCCAGCCAGCATATTAAAAGATTGTATACAACTGGATTAGCTCAAAACCACGATACGGCTCATTTTATTGACCGATCCGAAACTGAGCGATATGTAACAGAAATTAGAAATGGAACTATTCGGGTTTGGGATTTAGACGGAAATGAAAAAACTGTTTACTATGGAGGAGCAACTCCTTCTACTTCTCCAACAGCACAGGCTTCTACTTTTCTTACTGGCGGTGACACAGATTTTAAAATGCTTACTATTGCGGATTATACTTTTGTTTTAAACAAAACAATTGCTCCTCAATTCACAACCGACAAAGTTCTGCACATTTTAGCTGGTTCTTCAAAAAACAGACTACAAAAAGTTGCTTTGTTTACTATTAAACAAATGGCTGACCTTTCTGAATTTACGATTCGCATAGATTGTAAAGTGCCCGGAACAAGTCAATCAAGAAGCATATTATACAGAGTAACAACAGGAATAGCTACTGACACTACTGCTACTTGGAATGTTCAATACCAAGCTTTCAGGTCTGATAATTTTGCTAGTTACTCTTTAATAAGACAAGAACAAATAAAATTTACATCTTCTTTAGTAAATAACACATCTACTTTAGCCCAAAGTTTAAGTGCATTTATTAGTAATGGGACTACAGGGGCAACATTAGTTGCTAGTGGGACTTCTGGAACAATTACAACTTTGGCAACAATGACAGGGTATTCTGGATGGCTTTCTTTTTATAGTTCTTCAGTTTTGTACTTTACAAATGATTCAGTTTACGGATCAACAAATCCAAACAGCTACGACACAAACGGAGATTTAATTTGGGGTGCTTCTGCTTCAGATAGTGCCGGGGGAGCTATTTTAAATTTAAATTTTGGAGATGTTCAGGCTTTTTCTGATTTA